ATATAGATCTTGCAAACGGCGTCTTAACAACAGTCAGGGGATTTAACTCCATTATAGTAGGTGCAGCAATCACGATGAGTGGTGCTATTTCTGGAGTTGCAAGTTTAACAACAAATGCAAATACAGCTCCATGGGTTCTTCAAAACTCTGATGGAACCGACATGATGCTTATCTCTCAAAACCTTGGTGTATATAGTCAGTCTTTAACTGGAGGTAGGTCAATGATGGTTATTTCTAATAACTTAATTGGTTATACATCTTCAACAATTAGACATAAAGAACAAGTTGAAAACTATACCTTTAATACAGAATCAATATTAAATCTTGAACCTGTAAGATTTAAGTATAAAGAAGAATATGTTGCTGGAGGAGGTCAAGAGTCACAATGGCAATATGGTTTTATAGCTGAACAAGCACAGGAAATTGGTCTAAATGAATTAATTCAAATTGATGAAACTGGCCAACCAGACTATTTTGCTTATGAAAGACTTTGTGTAGCTCAACAGCAAATTATTAAACAGATGTGGACAAAAATAGAAGAACTAGAGAGTAGATTATCAGACATAGAAGGTGTATAATAATACTCTATGAATCAAGATCAAGTTCAAATTACAATTTCTAAAGAACAACTTCAAAGCTGGCACCCATTTTTTGCCTTACCATGTTATGACATGGCTATAACAGAACCATTCTTTATGTCTGTTATCCAGACAACAGTAGCATTTAAAGATCTGGGTATGAATTTTTCAATGAGTACAATGGCTGACTCTTTGATCTCAAGAGCAAGAAACCAGCTTGCCGCAAAGTTCTTAGCCAATCCAGAATATACACACCTTCTGTTTATCGACTCAGACATAGGATTTAAATACGAAGATCTTCTTAAGATGCTTTGGCATGACAAAGGGGTTATGACTGGCGCATATCCAATTAAGGAAATTAATTGGAATCAAGTAAAAGAAAATGTAGAAAGTGGAGTAGCTCCTGAAAAGCTTCTTGAAAATAGCATTAGGTTTGTTGTCAATGCAGTAGCCAATGGTGAAAATTTAATTCAAGTAGAAAACGGTGCCATGAAAATCTACGATGCTGGCACTGGCTTCATGCTCATTAAGAGAGAAGTGTTTCTTGAATTAATCGAAGCTTACCCAGAACTCAAATACAATGACGACACTGGTGTTCTTAATGAAGAAGAGAGAAACTGGTCTTATGCGTTCTTTAACTCTTACATTGATGAAGATACTGGACGTTTCTTGTCAGAAGATTATGGCTTCTGCAGATACCTCCAAAAGATCGGTGGAGAGATTTGGGTTGATCCAACAATTGAATTAAGTCATTTGGGTCGAATGAAGTATTCTGGTAAAATGATAGACTTCATATCAAAGATAGCAACCTTTACTCCAAAAGAGGAAAAGAAAAAACCAGCAAAAAAAGCTCAAGCTAAAAAGGTAGCACCAGCAAAGCCTAAAGCAACAGCAAAGAAGAAGGTAAAAAGTGCAAACTAATCTAGACCCCAATTTAATTATCGAAGCCTTATCAGAAAAGGTAAATCAGTTAACAACTGAAAATATCTTGCAGCAAGCAACAATTAAACAGCTTGTAGCCGAAATTAATAATTTAAGTCAGCAAAAGCCAGTACAGGCTCAATCATCAAAAAAGGATAAGTAAAATGTCAGAAGAAAACCTACCCGAAGAATCACAAAGAGAATTTAGTGTCTCAATTAAAATCACCAATGATAATATTTCGTACACTTCTGATTTTTCAGAGCCAGAAACAATTTTTTGGCTAGAGGCAATTAAGAATATTATTCTTAAAAAAGCCTTTGATCAAGTCGGCATTCAAAGCTGATAATAAAATATAGTTTTCCGTACTATAGTCTTATAATCTAAGACCTCGGAGTACAAAAATATGCCTATTTCAAAATATCTCCCTTTCTCCACTAGAACACTTGAGGGAGCAGACTACGCTGAAGCAGAGCTTGATCCACAAAAGATAAGTGGACTCTCTAAGAGCATGAAGGTAGCTTCTCTTGCTCTTGGCTATCGTGGAGTAAACTATTATTACACTGGTAGAAGATTCTTTGAGCCTTCTCCATATGACTTTGATAGAATTATTCAAGCAATAGATACTGACTCATATGTTAAACAAGCCATGGCCAAATATAAGGACCTATTCTGGAAAGAGGGTTGGCAAATAGTTGGAGAAAATCCAGAAGCAGTTGCCTACCTCTATCAAAGAATAGACTATATGGAAATCGCTATGAAGAGACCATTTTTAGATTTTCTTGTAGATGTTTCAGACCAGCTTTTTAAGTTTGCAAATGTTTTTATCGTTAAAGCAAGAGCTGACCTTAGTGAATACTTTCCAAGAGCTTTAGAACCAGTTGGATCAGAGCAACCTGTAGTTGGTTATTATTTAATTCCAACAGAACAAACAAGAATTCTAAGAGACAAACATAATAAGCCAAGATCATATCTCCAGAGAACAAACCCATTAACCTATGCTCCAACAAATAGGGATCCAGTGTGGGGTGCTGAGAGAGTTATTCACATGGCTTTTGACAGAAAGCCAGGTAGAGCATTTGGTGCACCATTCCTAGTTAACGTGATGGATGACGTTGTTGCTTTAAGACAAATGGAAGAGGACATTCAAAACTTAGTTCACAGAGAACTTTTTCCTCTTTATAAATATAGGATTGGTACAGCTGATCAGCCAGCAGAGCCAGAAGAAATTGATCAAGCTGCAAATGAAATAGAAAGTCTCCGTTCAGAAGGCGGATTAATTCTTCCATATAGACACGATATCGATATTATCGGTTCAAACAATCAAGCACTTGATGCAACAAGCTATCTTGATCACTTTAAGGAAAGAGTTGCTATTGGTCTTGGTGTTGCTCCTCATCACCTTGGTATGACATTTAATGGTGGAAACAGAGCTGTTACGGAAAGATTAGACACAGCTCTTTATGACAAAATTAAACAGTTCCAAAAACAATTTGCAGAGCTAGTAAGGGTTCATATATTTAATGAGCTTTTGTTTGAGGGTGGTTTTGATCCAATAGCTAATCCGATTAATGAAGGTTCATCAGACAGATGTTACTTTAAATTTAATGAAATAGACGTTGACACCCAAGTTAAAAAAGAAACACATATAATACAAAAATTTGTTAACTCATTAATTACTCTTGAGGAAGCTAGAATTAAGTTAGGCGAAAAGCCAGAGATAGAAATTGATCAATTGTTCCCTTCAATTCAGGGGCAGGTTCAAGTTCAAATTTCTGCAGCTCAGGCAGAAGTTCAGGCCCAACAAATTCAACCAGCTCAACCACAGATGAAAGATGTAATGAAAGATGGCGACAAGCAGGAGCCAGCTCCAAAGGGTCAGGTAAATCTACCCTCAAGAAGAAGAGGAGCAGGCAATGCAACAAGACCACAAAATCAAAACTCAAGAAGACTCTCTCCAAATATTAAGAGATCTGATCCAGCTTGGATTAGTGTAGTTGAAAGTTTGCTAGAAGAGCAGTATAATGTAAAAATAGAAGAACAAGAACAAGATGTTGTTGAAACACAAGAGACAGGTGAAGAGTAATGGGAATTATGATAACTTCAGAAATATCAAAGCAATACCTCTTAGAGGAAGACGCAGTAGAGGGTTTTAAAATTGCCGTCAATAATGGACAGGTTAGATTAGCTCTGCAAGTCTTGACCGAAATCGTAGATGGAATTATGGAAATTTTCGACCATGCCTTTTCCGAGGAAGCTGAACAACAAGTTGAGACTCAAGAAGTTGTCAATGAAGTTCCTGTAACAATTCAGGTTTCTACTCCTGTAGAAAAAACAGAAGAAGTAGTAGAAGAGAAAAAACAATCAGCTCCAAAGAAAGCATCTGCTACAAAAGCAGAAGAAAAAGCTGAGCCTGCATCTGAATAATGAAACTAATTATAGGATGCCCAATTTATAAAAGAGAATGGATATTTCCTCTCTGGGCAGCAGCAATTGAAAGACAATCTGTAGATTTATCTGATATTGGTTTTATATTTGAAACTTCTCCAGATGATGAGGGTACATTATCTCTAATTAACTCTTGGTTAAATAGAAATAAGAATATACCTTTTATTAAAATTAATGTTAGAGAAGACATTCCTCATTTTGAACACAAACAGGGTTCAAGACAATGGACGCTTTCTAAATATGAAAACATGATTAGATTAAGAAATCATCTACTCCAAGATGTTAGAGAAGCTGCTCCTGATTATTATTTTAGTTTAGACTCAGACATTATAATAAAAAATCCTTCTACAATTGAACTTTTAATTAATCATATTAAAGAAGGAGCAGATGCTGTCAGTCCTTTGATGTTCATGACTCCATTTGGAACTCAATTTCCAAGTGTAATGACATGGAAAAACGATGGAACAGATAAAGCTTTTAGGCGATCTGATTATCCTTTGGGAACTTATTTCCAATCTGATATCATTATGGCAGCAAAAATGATGTCAAAAGAAGTTTACGAAAACGTAAACTATAAATTCCATGTTCAAGGTGAGGATCTTGGTTGGTGCATGGAAGCAAAAGAAAAAGGTTATAAACTCTATAGTGCCTCTTATATATATGCTCCTCATGTGATGCATCCAGAGGCTCTACCAGAATTTGTAAAAAATGGTGACAATAGAGAGCAAATTCTATTTGAAAACCATATAAAAATATGATATCTTTATATAAAATTGTTTAATGTTATAAAAGCAAATTTACTATATACCTAGAATATTCTTTTTAAATACGGAGCGTTTCATGGCTTTTGACTTTGTAGAAAACTTTACAGTAAAGCTTCCAGATTTTTCAAAAACAGACTTTTCATTTGAAGAAGCAGTTAACTCCCATCAGGGGTTGATTATTGAAGTTGCTGCGATACATGAAGGTTTAACACGGAAACTATAATAACTATTCAGCAGCAGAATTAGAAAAGGCGCTTCAGTCTTGGGTTGAGCCATATCCAAAGCCCATAATTTTAAATCATGATCTAAACTCAGAGCCAATGGGCCGAGTAATGGCAGCAAGAATGGACAAAGAAGAAGACGGCTCACATTTCGTCAGGCTTCAAGTTGCAATCACAGATCCAGTAGCCATTCAAAAAGTATTGGATAAAAGGTATCTAACTGGTTCAGTTGGCGGTAGAGCCGGAAAAGCACTCTGCTCAATTTCTGGCGACGACCTAGCTAAAATAGATGAAAGCGGCAAGCCAAGACTCTCTAGGTATAAGAGAGGTCAAGTTTACAAGGGCAAGCTTGCATACGTTGATATGCAAGATATCTCATTTAAAGAGTATTCTTTTGTTAATCAGCCAGCTGATGGTAAATCAAGCATCAGGGCTGTTTCCTCTGGTGACAATGGGTCACTAGCTACAACTGACAACCAGTGGGTAGCAAAGAGTTCTGCTTTTGTTCTTCACATGGATAATGAAGATATCGTTTCTGTAGAAGAAAACGAATCAATTTTAAAGTCTCTTAAGAAAAAAGAGTCTAAACCCCTTTACTTACATTTAAAGGGCGCTTTTTTGACAGCCGTCGCCGTGCAAGAAAGTGAAAATTACAATTATAAAGATAACTCATTACTATCAAATGAGAATCAAAACGATGATAGCTATCAGGAGAATTCTAATATGAAAGATAATGTAAAGGATGATGACATCCTAGCCGCAGTAGAAGATCTTAGCGAAGACCTTTCTGCTATTGCAGCTGCAAAGAAGCCTGAGCAGGCAGAAGAACAAACTTCTGATACAGAAGAAAAAGAAGAAATCGTTGAAGAAAAGAATGAAGAAGAAGTGTCTGAAGAAGTTGTTGAAGAAGCAAAAGTAGAAGAGCAAATGGATTCAGAAGCAGCAGTAGCTGTTCAAAAAGTTCTTAATGAAATGATCGTTCTTGGCTTCGCTGCCCAAAGAGCACATTGGAATATAGTTGGTGTCGATTTCCAAGAGTATCACGCACTATTTGGGTCAATTTACGAAGATGTTTTTGATGCCATTGACCATGTTGCAGAAGAAATTCGCAAGATGGACACAATGGTTGCAAACCTTACTAATATGATTATGAGCGCAGGCTTTAAAGATGACATTGACTCATCTGATGCAAGAGCTTTAGCAGAAGATGTTCTCAACAAGAACATGATGCTAAATGAAACAGTTCTTGCAGCCTTTGCAGCATGTTCAGCAGCCAACGCACAAGGCACAGCTGATCTAATGGCAGCTCGTGACGGCATGCACAAGAAATGGTCTTGGCAGCTTAAGTCTTCTCTTGGCATGGAAGCTGGAGAAGCAGCTGAAGAGTCATGGAAAGACTACGCCAAAAAGTCTGAAGAAGTTGAAGAGTCAAAGGATGAACCATCACAAGAAATGGTTGAATCCAAAGAGGCCTCAGCTTCAGAAGAAAATCAAGAGGTTGAAGACTCAAAGGCAGAGCTCACTGGTAGCGATGTAGCCTCTGAGCAACAAGCTGATGATTCAAACGAAAGAATTCAATCTCTTGAAGAAGAAAATGCAAAGCTCAAGAAAGCATTACACAGAACTCTTGCAGAAAGAGTTGTGGACACAAAGATTGCAGCAGGAGTTGAGTCAGAAGAACAAAGAGAAGAGCTAATTGAAGAGCACCTTGTAAGAAGTGCATCCTCACTAGCTGATTCACTTAGAGATCTAGCAAAGATGCCAGCTGTTAAAACATCTAAGGCACCTATGTTGGAGATGGATTCCGAAGTAGAAGTCATGGAAGAGGAAAATACAATTACTCTTGATGGTGAAGCTAAGGAAGAAGTTAAAGAAGACAAAGTAAAGACTCCAGAGCAGCTTTTTGTTGATGCTTTAATGGGCCGTCGCAAACTATAACAAAAATTATACTTTAAGGAGAAACTTAAAATGAGTTTAGCAAAATTTCGTAAAGTAGGTAGCAAAACCGGTGCAGGTCGCTTCGTAGTATCCGAAGGCGTTGCTCCAGCAGCTTACCTACTTCCACACCCAGGTCTTCCAACCTGGTACTCAGACACAGAAGATGATCGTTTTGAGATCGTTATTCCAAAGGGCACAATCCTTTCAGTTGTTGCAGACGCTAACGGTGATGCAAGAGTTGTTCCAGCAAACGGTACAAGCTCTAACGTAACCTTAGGTGACAACATGCCAACAACTTGGGATCCACTTGACGGCGCAACCCCAGCTTATAGCTCTGGTGCAACCGACACAGTAACAATCCCAGCAAGGTCAATTCCAATTGGTGTTGCACAGTACGATCTCTATCGTCCATTTGACAAGGGCACCTCACAGGGTGCTGGCTTCCTTACCCGCGCATACGTAGAGTATCCAATGGTTTCAGGAATCAACAATGATGTTACAGTTGGTAGCGTTGTTCGTGCAGACGGCCTTGGTCGTCCAGTACTCGCAGCAGCCACTGACTTCTACAATAGCTCTGCAGTCTATTCTTACCTCCAGGTTGGTAAGGTAGTCGAAGTAGAAAAGTTTGCTACCAACTTTGATGATGGTCTACTTTCCTACATGCAGCTCCCATCAGATCCAGGTGCATTGAAGACAGTATTTGAGCTCACACGCTCAGGTGCTTTCTCAGGCAAGCTTGGTATCCGTACTAACCTGGATGTCAACAATGTAATTGGCGCATTCCGCGTTAATCTAACACTCTAATTCATAAAGAAAAAGAAATAACACAGGAGGAATAATCCTAAGATGAGCAAGACAATCCAAGAGCTCCTCTCCGGTCTCCCAGCTTGGGAATCAGCGCTGGCAGAGGACGGACATATTGATGAAGACAATAGAGTAACTATCAAGGAAGCATTTGCCTCTTCAGACGCAGCTGCACTTTTCCCCAAAGTTATTTCTCGTACTTTAAGAGAGGCTGCAGAACCACAATTGTTGGTTACTCCACTTCTTTCAGTGGTCCGCCTAGGCAAGGGACGTTCACTCGAATTTCCCGCAGTAAACGCTATTCAGGCATCAGAGATCCCAGAAGGACAAGAGTATCCAGAGCAGGCACTAGCCTTTGCAAAGCAGATTGAAGGTAAGGTATCCAAAAAGGGTGTCAAGCTTTCATTCACCGAAGAAGTCATCGCTGACTCACTTTGGGACATTGTAGGTCTTCACGTAAGAGCTGCAGGTCGCGCAATGGCTCGCCTCAAAGAGCAAATTGCACTCAGCCGCTTCAAGGACGCAGCCACCATTGTTTTCGACAATGATGACGCAGCCTATGATGACACAACCGGTCGTGGCATTGACGGCAACCTTAACGAAACAGTTCGTTGGGATGACGTCATTGACATGGCAGCAGTGCTAATGGCCGAAAGGCATGTACCAACAGACTTCATTCTTCACCCACTTATGTGGTCAGTATTCTTGAAGGACGCAATCTTCCACATGGGTGGTGCTGCTTCTGCAGTAAACACCAGCTGGGGATACCGCCCAACAAGTGCTGATGCTGCGCTCAACGCAACAGCTCCACTCGGTTTGAATGTTCTCGTATCACCTTTCGTTAGCTTCACAGCTAAGTCTGGTGCAACTCCAGCCAAGTCAGATCTCTTCTTGATCGACCGCAACGAAGTTGGCACCATTCTCGTAAAGGATGAGATGAGCACAGACCAATTCGATGAGCCAAGCCGCGACATTCGTCAGATGAAGATGAAAGAGCGTTATGACATCATCATGCTTGGTGACGGTGAAGGTATCACCGTTGCTAAGAACGTAGCACTAACCCGTAACTTCGAGGTTCAAGTCTACAATCAGATTACAATCTGATCTTAGGACAATATAGTTACGAAGTCCTGGTAACGGGGGGTGGCCCAAAAGGCCATCCCCTGTTGCTTTTATGCGTATAAAGCGTTACTACTAAAGTAATAAAGTTTTCACAGGAGAATGTTGTGGCCCTAAATCTGATCGACTACGCAAACGTTACGCTGAACACAGTTGCCATTAGATTTGGTAGAACAATTAAAATATCAAGTTTAGTTAATGATAATTTTATTGTACAAACCAATGAAGCAACTCCTACGGTAATTTCAAGTCCATTTGAAACAATTAATACAATAACTGATTATAATCAAATCAGTAGAACTTTAACTCTTTATTGGGATCAATATTTAGATCCAAATACAGAATATGTTATAAGGCTTTATGGTTTCTTGGATGCAGCCAATGAACTTATTCCAGAAGAACAAATTGTATTTACAAAAACAGATGATGCAACACCAGCAGCTTTTTCTTCAATAAGGGTTCCAGACATACAAGAAGTTTTAATTGAAGATTACTCAATTAGACAAGATGCATACACAAGCACTCAAATTATAGCTAAAAACCCTAATTTTTATATTGTTGGAACAGATCCACAAAATGGTAGCTTTTATTTAGAAAATGATTATGGAAACGGAAGAGTCACCATAACACTCAATGCCCGACCAGCTACCAACTTTTTAAATAATAATTTCTTTAAAGCCCAAAGAAAATATATTCAAAGAAAACCAATTAGATGGGAAACGCTGACTGCACAGGTATCCCTACACTCTTGGAAGCCAGAAGTCTATGTAGACTTTCCATCACTTGATGCAACACCATCTTACAATACAGCTGGTTTAGATTATTTTGAGACAGGATATAAATACAGAATTATTGTATCTAAAGATATAGGTATCTAAAATGGCCAATTTTGTATACAATCAAGCTAAGCAATCAATTCTCGAAGGAGATATTGATGTAACTAACAATACTTTAAAATTATTATTGGTTACAAGTTCTTATTCACCAGATGAAGACAATGACCAATTTGTTAACGATATTAGTGCACCTGCAATAGTTCACAGATCTGCAGCCCTTCAAAACGTAACTAATATATTTGGTGTTTTAGATGCTCATGACATAATTATAGCCGATTTTCCAGGCACTGCATTTAGTTCAATTATTATTTATGTCGACACAGGCAACGATGCAACATCTAGACTATTGGCTTATATAGATGAATCTTCTGGCATACCATTTGCCGGGGTTCCAAGTCCAACACCAATTACAATAGTTTGGAATAATGGTGCAACAAAGATTATTGCACTTACAGATGCAGACGCAAGAATAACAAATACAGTTCTATATGGCTCTGTAACACCACCAAATAGCCTTGGTATTGATGGTGACTTTTATATTAATACCAGCAATAATTATATATACGGGCCCAAAATATACGGTGCTTGGCCAGCTGGGACTTCCTTAGTTGGTCCAGCGGCAGCCGCAGCAAATCTTGATGACCTATCTAATGTCAATGCAGCAACTCCATCTACAAATGACTTTCTTAAGTGGAATGGTTCATCTTGGATTAATGATGACATAGACCTTGGAACTGATACATCAGGTAACTATGTTCAAAACTTAACAGCTGGTACTAATGTAACTCTAAGTAATAATTCTGGAGAAGGTGCAACTCCAACAATAACAGTTATTGGTAATTTAGATTTAATTGACTCAATATCAACACCAAATTATATTCAATTTGATCCTTCGTACTCAGCAACACCAAATGTTGGAATGGTTCAGTGGGATGCAACAAATGGAACCCTTCAGTTAGGCCTGTATGGTGGAAACGTTGATCTTCAAGTTGGACAAGAAAGTGTTGCTTACGTATTTAACGCAGAAGCAAATACCTTAAGTAGAGGAGAGGTAGTATACATCTTCGGTGCTCAAGGAGATAGAGTTTCTGTAAAAAGAGCAGATAATAGATATGAAAATACATCATCTAAAGTTCTTGGAGTAGTTGCAGAAGGGATAACCAGTAGTCAGTACGGTTTTGTTACAACTTATGGTCAATTAGGAAAATTAGCTTTAGGTTCTCCTTATGTATCGGGAGATTTGTTATGGCTTGGTCACAGTGGGGCATTTACCAGAACTAAACCCAGCGCACCAGAAAACCTAGTTTTTATTGGTGTTGTTGAAAGAGCCAATAATGGAAACGGAACTGCATTTATAAATCCACAAAATGGTCATGAATTAGAAGAGCTTCATAATGTTTCGATTAATAATCCACAAAATGCTTCTATTATTTCCTATCAAACAAGTTCTGGTTTATGGAAACAGGCCACCTTAGCATTGGGGTCTAATCCAGCAATTTTAATTACTCAAACGAATTATAATTTATTAAGTCCACCAGACGCTAACACAGTTTATATAATAATAGATTAAAGTCACTACTATTCTATTGACAGTAAATATAGGAGAATTATGTCAACAAATTATCCCTCATCTTTGGACAACTTTGTAAATCCAACTCCAAGTGATAGTTTAAATTCTGGCATAGTACCCCACGCTCAACAGCATGCTAATTTAAATGACGCAGTAGAAGCTATTCAAACCGTTATAGGAGTAAACCCAGCAGGGACTCACTTAACCATAAAAGATAGAATCATAGCTGCAGAAGACGACATTAGCACATATTCTACTCTAAATGGGCTAACTGATGTTACTATTAGCTCAGTATCAACTGGTAACGTTTTACAATATAATGGTACTGCGTGGGTAAACGCCGAAAAAACAGATCTAGTAGACGGAGGAAACTTCTAAAATGGCAAACACAATTAGAATTAAAAGAAGAGCAGGTAGTGGGTCAGCAGGTGCTCCAGCAGCCCTAAAAAATGCAGAACTAGCTTTTAACGAAGCTGACAATATTCTTTATTATGGTTATGGTGACGACGGTGTTGGTAATGCAAACAGTATTCCTGCAATTGGTGGCTCAGGAGCATTTACTACTCTTGGCACAGCTCAAACTATAACCGGTAACAAAACCTTTTCTGGCACTGTTGATCTCGGGTCCTCTGCTATAGCATCAACTCCAGCTTCAAACAGCAACAGCACAACAGTTGCTACAACTGCTTTTGTTCAGTCCGTTGTTGGCAACATTGGTGCTTCATTCACAGTTGCTGGAGATTCTGGAAGTAATCAAACAATTACAGGTGGAATTGATACATTAACGATATCTGGTGGCACTGGTCTTTCTTCCGTCGCCAGCGCAACAGATACAATTACAATTAATCTTGACAACACTGCTGTAACAGGTGGAACCTATGGATCCGCTTCTGCTGTAGCTACATTTACAGTAGATGCACAAGGTCGTTTAACTTCTGCATCAAATACAACCATTTCTGTTGCAAGCACAGCTATTTCTGACTTTGCTGAAGCAGTTGCTGACACAGTTGGTGCAATGGTTACATCTAACACAGAAAATGGAATTAGCGTAACCTATGATGATGCAGATAATACACTTGATTTTGACGTTGCAGACTTTAATATTAGTCTCAGTGGTGATGTTACTGGTTCAGCAACTGTAACAAATCTTGGCAACGTTACAATTACAACTACCGTAGCTGCAAACTCAGTTGCTCTTGGTACAGATACAACTGGTGATTATGTTGGTTCAATCTCTGCTGGCACTGGACTTTCTGCTTCAAACACTGGAACAGAAGGTGGAACCTTTACTGTTAGTCTTGCTAATACTGCAGTAACAGCTGGAAACTATGGTAGTGCTACAGCGGTAGGAACCTTTACAGTTGATGCACAAGGTAGAATTACAGCAGCATCAAATACTGCAATTGAAATTGCTCTTGGAAGTAATACTTCTGGCAATTATGTTGGTTCAATTACTGCTGGAACTGGAATTTCATTATCAAACACTGGCGTTGAAGGCGGTACATTTACAGTAACAAATGATGGTGTAACATCAGTTTCTGGTACTGCAAATGAAGTTACCGTTTCTGGAGCTAGTGGAGCCGTTACCATAGGTCTTCCAGATGATGTTTCCATTACGTCAAATCTAACTGTTGGTGGCAATCTTGTTGTTAACGGTACAACTACAACAATTAATTCAACAACAGTTACCGTTGATGATAAGAATATTGAGCTTGCAAGCACCGCATCACCCTCTGATGCATCAGCTGACGGAGCAGGTATTACTGTTAAGGGTGATACAGATAAGACTTTTAACTGGGTTGATGCCACAGATGCTTGGACTTCTTCTGAGCATATGAACCTTGCTTCAGGCAAGTCTTACTACATAAATGGTACATCAGTTCTTTCTAGCTCAACACTTGGTTCTGGAGTTACAACTTCAAGCCTTACAACAGTTGGCACAATTGGGACTGGCACTTGGCAAGGTACAGCAGTTGGTGTGGCATATGGCGGCACTGGTGCAACAGACGCAGCAAACGCTCGCACAAATCTTGGCCTTGCAATTGGCACAAATGTTCAAGCATATAGTTCAACACTAGCAGCAGTTGCTGGAGGAACCTATTCTGGTGATGACAGCATTACTACAGTGGGTACAATCAGTGCAGGCACATGGCAGGGTACAGCAATTGGTCTAGCTTATGGTGGTACTGGAGCAAACAGCGCAAGTGGTGCTCGTACAGCTCTTGAACTTGGAACAATTGCAACTCAAAACGCTAATAACGTTTCAATTACTGGTGGAACCATAGATAATATCACTATAGATGGTGGCACATTCTAGTCTTTCTTGTGCTACAATCTAATTAGTAGACTATTTGAAAGATTAAGAAATGGCTAATACTATTAAAATAAAAAGGTCTCGGTACTTCATCAACCACGCCATCTAGTCTTGAACATGGTGAATTGGCTTTAAATTATACTGATGGAAAACTTTTTTATAAAAATAATTCAAACACCATAGCAAATGCTAAGTTAATATCAAATATTGTAGGCACAGCTAACGAAGTAACGGTCTCAGAATCTTCTGGAACTTTTACAATCAGTCTTCCAGATACAATATCGGTAACTACAGTAAATACTAGTTCAGACACAAATATAGGTGGAAAGCTTTCTGTTATTGCTTCAAGTGGCGATGAGGGTGGAGAAATATTTCTTGCTAAAGCAGCAACAAATACCACTCTTTCTGGTGGCATTACAATTGACTCATATCAAAATAAAATTCGTTTTTTTGAACAGGGTGGAACAGCAAGAGGCGCATACATTGATATAACTGCTTGTGCTGGTAGTGCAGGAACCAACTTACTTAGTTTAACTTCAGTAGGAACATTAACGGCTGGCACTTGGACTGCAAATACAATTGGCGTTCAATATGGTGGCACTGGTTTAACGACAATTACTGCTAATGGCGTTTTGTATGGTAACGGAACTGGGGCAATTGCCAATACGGGCGCTGGAACCGCTGGCTATGTTTTAACTGCTGGCACTGGTGGAATTCCAACTTGGACTGCAAACACTGGAACAGGAAATGCCGTTAGAGCAACTTCACCAACAATTTCTAATCTGACTATAACCACAACAGGGTCAAATACAATTTCAACACCAGCTAACACTGTTGTTGGAAATAGATATTTGGCACTAACGAATAGCGCTTTTGGTTATGTTATAGAAAGCATAACTGCTGGTAGTGGTATAAGCGTTACCGCTTCTATTGATCCAACAATATCTATTAATACAAGCGTTGTAGCAACTTTAACTGGCACACAAACTTTAACAAACAAAACTTTAACATCTCCATCAATGACAACTGCAACTGTTACTTCTGGTGGTATAGATGTAACAGGTGTGTCTGAAATTAGAGGAACATTTAGCAGCAGCAGTGGTCTTTTAATAGGCAATGACGCTGCAAACTACATAATTGCCTATAACTCAGGAATCCAAAGATATGCATCTGCTGGTGCAGCAACAGGAGTTTTAAGTCTTAACCCAGATGGTGGTTCTGTTGTTTTTGGGGCTGATTTATATAATTTAACGACTTCAAACTATATTCAAATTGGAGCTAATCAAGATACTGGAATTGGAGCAAATACTACAACAGATATAGGCGTTCGCCTTTCTGGCTCTGGCGCAATTTGGGCTTCAAGAAACGATGGAACACTATTGGTTTTAAACAGGATGAGACACACTAGCGGTGGTACGTTAGCCGAATTTAGAACAAATGGCACCGCTAGAGGCGATATTACAATCGCCGGAAACACGGTTAGCTATAACGCATTCCTGGGTTCTCACCATACAGAAATTGATGGCTCTACTCCACTAGTTGGTACAGTTATGGAATCAACAGGAGAAATGGTAGAAGGTTTACTTTATGATCAAGACAGACTCCCTAAGTGTGCAATTTCAACAACTGCTTCCTCAAGTGCTGTTTTTGGAGTTTATTTAAGTGAGCATCATAATGATGATGGTTTTACTGGACATTTGGTTGCTGCTATAGGTGCAGCCTGGATAAGAATATCTCCAGAAGAAGATCCAGTTCTTGGAGATTTGATTGAGTCAAATGGAGATGGATGCGCAAGAGTTCAGGCAGATGATGTAATAAGATCTTCAACAATTGGCAAGATTTCATCAACTACTCGTACTCAAATTTATGAGGATGGTTCATATTTGCTACCATGCGTTTTGTACTGTGGTTAGTATTTTAATTTAAATTAATTACTATTATATTT